ATCAGAACAATTTTGGTTTAATGATCAGATACAAAATAGAGATGACATAACAATTATTCATTCAACTTACCTTGATAATCCATTTTTAAATGAAGATCAAATTAATGAAATTGAAAGGCTACAATTTACTGATCAACAGTATTATCAGATTTATGCGTTGGGTCAATTTGCAGGATCCTTTGACCGTGTGTATCAGTATATACCTATTGATGATATTCCTACTGATAGTGCTAAACCAATAGCATTAGGAATGGACTTTGGTTTTACAAATGACCCTACAACATTAATTGAGGTATGGAAACAAGATGATAATCTATATTTAAATGAATTGATTTATGAGCGTAACTTAACAAACCAAGATATAGCTAATAAATTGAAAGACTATAATATTGATAGATACATTGACATAATAGCTGATAGTGCAGAACCTAAATCAATAGAAGAAATAAGACGTTTTGGATTTAATATTAAACCAGCAACTAAAGGACCTGATAGTGTTTTAAATGGTATTGATATTTTAAAACGTCATAAACTACATGTTACAAAACAATCCACAAATATAATTAAAGAACTAAATGGTTATAAGTGGGTAACAGATAAAGATGGTAATAAACTAAACAAACCAATTGATATGTTTAACCATGCTCTAGATGCTGTACGTTATGTAGCATTAAATAAATTAACAAATAAAGCAACATCATATAACATTAGAATAGTATAATATGAAATTAACAATCACATATCCTGATTCATGGGCTAATATTAAGTACAGCCAGTACATGAATTATTTTAAACAAGTACGTTCATATGAAGGCACTGACCAATTTGAAAGAATATCATTAGAAGCAGCTGCCGTTCATTTCTGTAATGTACCAACTGAACTATTATACTCATTGCCTGAGGACACTTTTAGTAAAGTTAAAACGCATTTACAAACGTTATTTTCAATGATCCCAAATGTTCCATTAACTAATATGTTTCAAGTTGATGAGACAAATTATGGGTTTATTCCTAATTTAGATGAAATGACTTATGGTGAGTATTTAGACTTAGCTAATTATTGTGATAATAAAAACATGTGGGACAATATGCCTATCATCATGTCAATATTATATAGACCAGTTGATAAACAATTAGGTAAACAATATACTATACAGCCATACACAGGTACTAATGATGATAGAATTGAATTATTTAAACACGTTTTAACAATGGATGTTGTGTTTGGTGCTACAGGTTTTTTTTTGTTTTTACAAGCAGAGTTGCTGAGCGCTACCCTGACTTATTCAATGGAGATCCTGAAGCAGAAGGGAGACAAGCAGACTTTAGCAGTAGTGGAGGATTTACTAAAAAATGGAATGGATATCACTCAATTGCCGTTCTTGCAGACAATGATATTACCAGAATTGATAAAGTAACTGAATTAAATATACATCAGTGTTTAACACATTTAGTGTATTTAACTGATCTAAATGAACATCAGACTAATTTAATGAAAGCCGCTCAAAAGGTATTCTAATGGATTGAAATGAGACCGCGGTTTGTGGTTATAATCATTGATGAAAAAATTCTACTCAAGTCCATCAACTAAGCGTATCTACGCTAATAGGCCTAAACCAAAACATTCATTTGGTCAAGCAGTACCTAGATCTGGAATGGAAGCATGTTTATGTGCTGATAAATTAACTTATAGCAAGAAATGCTGTGAGGGATATTTAATTAACCAAGGTATTGGCAATACAATATCTCCATACCCAGCTCAAACAGGTGGCTTTAGTCAAGGATTTAGTAATGGATTTCAAACAGTAGGACAATAAAAATAACAACCAATGGCATCACGCTCCCAAGTATTAACAGATAATACAAACAGTTTTCCTAATAACAACTCAGGTGCAATTACACCTGCTGATTTAAGAGATTTTAATCAAACATTTATTAATAGTGTTAGGTTTACAGATGAAGTTGTACCAAGTGCAACATCATCTTCTTATGCTGAAAACGCTAATAAATTAGATGGTTTAGACTCAACATCATTTGTTAGTACAGGATCATTTAATAGCTATTCATCTAGTATGTCTACTAGAATGTCTAATCAAGAAGCATTTAGTTCATCATTAGATGCTACATTTGCAACTGAAGCTGAAGTTAATGTTGCTACAGCTAGCTTAAGTGCTTCAATTGCTTCAACTTATATTAGAAACAATCAGACGTCAAGTATGACTGTTTTAAGTTCATCATTTGCAGTAACAGCATCATATGCTTTATTTGCTGCTAATGGTGGTGGTGCAATTGATACAGGTTCATTTGTTACAACATCTTCATTTAACACATTCAGTGGTTCAATAAGTGGTAGAGTAGCTAGTTTAGAACAATTTAGTGCTTCACTTGATGCTACATTTGCTACAGACGCTCAATTAAATGCAGCAACTGCTTCATTAGTCTCATCAATCAATGCTTTAAGTTCTTCAGCAGTAGCTACTTATGTTAGAAATGATCAGACATCAAGTATGTCTGTTTTAAGTGCTTCATTTGCAACTAGTGCAGCTAGTGCTTCATTTGTTCAAACTGCTGTTTCAGCTTCATTTGCTCAAAGTGCTGCAGTAGCAGTATTTGCCTCATCATCACTTACAGCATCATATGTTGCTAATGTTCAGTCATCATCATTTGCTATTAGTGCCTCTTATGCTTTAAATGCTACATCAGCATCACATGCTTTAAATGCTAATAATGCTATAACAGCATCATATGCTTTAAACGCAAATATTAATACTGGTTCATTTGCAACAACTGCTTCAAATAATTTTATTGGTGATCAATTCATTACAGGTAGCACATTTATAAAACCTACAACAACAGTTGGTGAACAACCACTTAATATTATTGAAATAACAGATGGTACTGGATTTGAAGGAAATTTAATTATAGGTAGAAGTACTAATGCTGCTGCAACAGGATCAATTGTTATAAGTGGATCTGGTAATATCTATTTACCAACACTTGGTGCTTCAAATACAACAACAAATAATGGTGGCGCAACTGGATTTTCTGCAAATGGTAGTTTAATAAGTGGACTTCATACTGTCACAGGGTCAAATGGATCTGGTTATTCTAGAGTATATTCAAGATTTACAAATTCAATAATTAACCAAGGTGTAAGTGTTACAGATAATAGACCATCTGGTACTACAACAAACCCAATTACAATTACTAATTCATCAATAAATGGAACTATATCTGCTACTTTAACTTCAGGTAGTTTTACTTTATCTGGTGTTAGTACAATAGGAACTTTAACATTAACTTCAACAGGTAGTGCTTCTGCTACAAGAACTTTTTCTAATTCATTATTAGGAGTTGCAACTATCATTGCAGATAATACTTCAGCTAATGTAATACAACATAGTATTATTGCTGGACCTACTTTATTATTAAGTGGTTCAAATAATGGTTTTTTACAAAACTCAATTGTTGTAGGTAATGGTTTAATAGTAACTGGATCTGCAACAACAACAGCTCAAGTAGGTTCTACATATGTGGGTAGATTTAATGATACAGGAGAAACAGCATTAGCTGCAAACACAGCATTTGCTGTTGGTACAGGTACAGCTACTGGAACTAGAAGAACATCATTACATGTCAGTTCTTCAGGTTTAACAACAATAAGCAATGGTTTAATTACTGGTAGTTTAATTGGTACTGCTTCATTTGCTACCAATGCTGCTAGTGCAACTAGTGCTTCATTTGCTTCAACAGCATCATTTGTTAATACACTTAGTCAACCATTAATTATATCTGGTTCAGTTAGAGGTGAAGTTAAATCTTTATCTATTAGCTCAAATACAGCTTCATTAGATTTAAGTTTAGGTAATTTCTTTACTTTAACACTTGTAAGTGGATCAAATACATTTATCAATCCATCTAATATTAGACCAGGTCAAACAGTTAATATTAGAATTACTCAAGCTAATCCAGGTAATGGTACAGTGAGTTTCCCATCAAGTGTAGATCAAGTAAGTGGAAGTGCTTATGTTGCATCTGTAGGTAGTGGACCAGTAGATATAGTAACACTTATATCATTTGATACATCATCATTGTACTTATCTAATGTTAAAAATTTAGTTTAATGTCATTATATACACCATTTGCTTTTGTTAAACAAGAGGCTGCTGGAGCTGCTTTAAATCCAGTTGTAACAGCCTGGAATGTATCCGCTAGTATAGCAGATACTAGTTTATTACAAATTGTTAGTACATTTGTAGATACTATGCAAACAGCTGGTTTATGGACTAAAATGATAGCTGTATATCCTATGGTGACTGACTCAACTGTTAGTGCTACAGCAGCAACTACATTTGCATATAATTTAGTTGATCCAACATTATATACTGCTGACTATGTAGGTACTAATTATACTGGATCAAAATCAGGACTAAAATTTAGAAATGCTGCTTTTAGACCAAACTTAACACCAAATTCAATTGGTAGTAATACTATGTATGGATTCTATACAGCTACAACAGCATCAGCTGATAATGAAATTGATATAGGAGTTTATGATGGTGGAAGTGAATATTCTTATATAACATGTGGTAGATTTGCATCAGGTGGTAATGCTGCTATGCTTTTTGCAGCTAGTGGATTTCCATTTACTTACAACGCAACAACATCAGGACCACACACTGGATTGTTTAGTGTTGGTGGTAATAGCTCTACAGCTTATGCTTATGGAAGATCAACACAATTAGGAACTAATACTTATACTGCTGCTAATAGAGGAGATAATAGAAAATGGGGATTAGGATGTTTTTTAACAAATGATACTACTCTAAATAATCAATCATCAAAACAATATCAATTTTGTTATTTTTCTTCATATTTAACTATATCTGAAGCAACAACATTATATGATGCTGTAGATGATATGCAAACGTCAATTGACAGTTTGTATTCAACATCAAGACTAGCCACTTAAAATTTAAATATATGCCAATACCTAAACGTGATTCAGGTGAACAAGAACAAGAGTTTATAAGCCGCTGCGCCAAACAATTAATTGGTGAAGAAGGATATGAACGTGAACAAGCAGTAGCTATCTGCTATCAACAATTAGACATACAATTAAGTGCTGATAAAGAATGGCGCAAGTCATTTATGGCTAGTAAGAATCCAGCATCATGGATTACAAAGAAGTAATTAAAAATCAAATGAAATTAACCCGCCACGTTATAATGGCACAAAAGAATCTAAAATGGACTCTAAACAAATTCTCAACAAAATCATAACCATGTTAGGCATGGAAAACAAGCAAGTTGAATTAGGTGGTAACGCAAACGCTGGCGGACCATTTTTTGGTAAGTTAGAAGATGGATCTCCTGTTATGACTGACTTTTTTGATGTAGGTCATACATTGTTAGTTATTAAGGAAGATGGATCTAAAGTAGCAGCACCAGACGCTGATCACATTATTTACTTACCAGTTGGATTATCTGGTGGTAACAAAAGATATTTTATAACCACAAAAGATGGTATCATTACATCTATGAACTTAGAAGACAATTATGGCGCTAAGAAAATTGATGTGAATTTTGCCGCTGAAACTGAAAATAACAATCAAATGAAAAACATTGAAACAACAGTAGCATTAGGGGAAAAATCCTTTGATGAAAAAGATGCTGTAAAAAAAGAAGAAAAAATGCAAGAAGGTGATTCTGCACGCCTTGATTCTTTAGAAGAACAAGTTAACCAATTACGTGTTGACATTGCTCAACTATTTGAAGAATTGAAGAGCAAGAAAGAAGAAATGGCTGTTGAAACTAAAGATGAAGAAGCAGCTAGAAAGAAGCTTGAAGAAAAAGACCAAATGCAAGGTATGAAAAATGATGGTGGTCCAAGCAAAACAAACATGAGTGCTCAAAAGAAATTCAATGGCGCTCCTGTTGAACAAAAAGCAAGTTTAGAAGGATTAGTAAAAAGCAAACAAGCTGGTACCATGGGTACAGTTTTAGGTAGAATTGCTAATTCTAGATTCTAATTATATTAAAAAAACATTTTAAAAATTAAGTAAAAATGCCAACTTCAGTTAACATTAGTACTACGTATGCAGGTCAATTCTCAGGAAAATATATTGCTGCTGCGTTATTAAGCGCCCCAACACTTGATAAGGAGCTTATCACTATCAAACCAAACATCAAGTACAAAGAAGTAATTAAAGTATTGAGCCAAACTGGTATCATCAGAGATGCTGAGTGTGATTTCACTGCTACTGGATCTGTTGCTTTAACAGAACAAATTATCCAACCATTAGAATTCCAAGTTAATACACAATTGTGTAAGGAAGATTTCCGTTCAGACTGGGAAGCTATTGAAATGGGTGTTTCTGTATATGACAACTTACCAGCTACATTTACTGATTTCTTAATTGCTAACACTGCTGGTCAGGTTGCTCAACAAATTGAGCGTAACATCTGGTCTGGTTCTTCAGCTTTAAATGGCCAATTTGATGGTCTTGTACAGTTATTATCTAGCTCTGCTAACGTTGTTGATTTAACAGCTACAGCTGCAGTAACTAGCTCTAACGTAATTGCTCAATTAGAAAGAGTAGTTGCAGCTATTCCTAACACAGTTTATGGTAAAGAAGATCTTTACATCTATGTAGGTACAGGTATTGTTAAAGCTTATCAAACTGCTTTAGGTAATGCTAACTACCAATTCAATTCATTCACTGGATTTGCTCCATTGAATTTCCAAGGTATCAATTTAGCATGGTGTCCAGGTATGCCAGATAGAACTATGGTAGCTGCTCAAAAATCTAACTTATTCTTTGGTACTGCTTTAATGTCAGACAAGAATGAAGTTAAAGTGTTAGATATGGCTGATCTAGACGGTTCACAAAACGTACGTGTAATCATGCGTTACACTGCAGGTGTTCAGTTTGGTATTGCTTCTGACATTGTATTATACTCTCCGTTAGTATAATTTAGGATGATATAAAAGTGGGGGGTGTAAAAGCCCCCCAACTTTAAAAAAAGATTAATTAATAAATAAATTTAAATAACATGCCTTGTGATATTTCTTTAGGAAGAAATGAACCATGTAAAGATAGTATAGCTGGTCTCCAAGCTGTGTATTTCATGAACTTCAACACTGGTAGCTTCACTTTGAATGCTAATGATGTTGTAACTGCATTTCCATCAGGATCTACAGTTTACAAATATGAGTTGAAAGGTACAAATGGATACACTGAGACAGTTAATACATCTAGAGACAATGGTACAACTTTCTTCAGCCAAGAATTAAGTTTGCAATTAAAGAAGTTGTCAGCTGAAATGACAAAAGAATTTAAATTGTTAGCTTATGGCCGCCCTAAAATTGTAGTGCACACTAGACAAGGTGATGCATTATTAGTAGGCAGAATTGAAGGAGCAGATATGACTGGTGGTACAATTACCGCTGGTACAGCTTATGGTGATCTTTATGGTTACACAGCTGTGTTTACTGGTCAAGAACAATTACCAGCTAACTTTATCTCTGGTTCAACTGTTGCTAACCCATTTGCAGCTGTAACTAATGCACCAACTGTAGTATACGGTTCTGCAATCTAGTAGATAACTTAACTAGGTTTATTATTCAGGGGCACAATAATACCCTGTGATTATATACCACCACTAAGGACCTCCCATTGGGAGGTTCTTTTTTTATCAAATAAGTCTAAACATTGTGGTTATAACAACATGAATATAGTGACACCAAATACTAGTAGTGTTAGCTTTAAAATTAAAACAAGGCCAACACAATCATTTTCTCCATTCAGAGTTAGAATGGATTGGGAAAATGAAGAGTCATATGTTACTGGTAGTGTTTTTGTAACAGCATCATATGATTCAGAAGACTTTTTAGTTGTAACAGCTTCATTATATGCGTCAGGAAGTAATTATTACAATTTTAGATTATTTCAAATGAGTGGAAGCACAGTGTGCAATGAATTATACCGTGGTGAATTGTATCCAACAACTCAATCACCTATTATCATTGACAGTGAACCATTCTTCTCTTATACTAGTGCTAGTGGTGACTTTATAATATTTTAATGTATGAAAAAAACAGTTAATAAAACTCCAAGTAATATCAAGGTTGTTCAGTTACAATCTGAAGGTGGTTATATACTTCCTAAAGTAACTGAATCATCTAGATCTAGAAAAGCACATGTTGAATATGGTATAGCTTCAACTGATGACTTTTTTACAACAATGATTAAAGCTTATGAAACATCTCCTACCAACCAAGCTGCTGTTGATAGTTCAACTGACTTGATTTATGGTAAAGGTGTTAAAGCTAAATCACAACAAATGTTAGAAGACTATCTTTATCAGTTAACAACTGATGATGAAATTAGAAAAATAGCATTTGACTATAAACTATTTGGTAATGCAGCTATACAATGCACATTCAATACTGATAGAACTAAAGTTATTAATTTCTATCATTTACCAGTAGATACATTACGTGCTGAAAAAGTAAATGAATTAGGTGAAATACCTGGTTTCTATTACTCACCAGATTGGAGTAACAAATATATTAAACCAAAATACATTCCTGCATTTGGTCAAAACCAATGGGAAGAAGATGTTCAAATAATTTATTTTAAGAGATATTCACCAGGTAAATTTTATTATGGTATTCCTGACTATTATTCTTGTATTCAATATTGTGGTGTAGAAGAAGAAATTTCTAATTTACATATCAACAACATCAAGAATAACTTTATGCCTTCTACTATTATCAACTTTAATGGTGGTGTTCCTGCTGTTGAAGAACAATATCAAGTAGAACAAAGCATTGTTAATAAATTCTCAGGCACAACTAATGCTGGTAAGTTTATCTTATCATTCAATGAGAATCCAGAATATAAAACAACTGTTGAAATGTTAAGACCAGAAAACTTACATCAACAGTATGACTTTATAGCTGAAGAATCATCACGTAAAATCATGTTAGCACACCGTATTACATCTCAGATGTTATTAGGTATTAAAACAGCTACTGGTTTTAGCTCAAACTCTGATGAATTAAAAACATCATATGAAATCTTCTATGCAATGGTAATTAATCCATTCCAACAAGAAATCATGAAACAAATATCAGGTATAATTGAGTTTAATGGATTTGATGCTTCAGATTTATACTTTGCTCCACTTATTCCGTTTGGTTTCTTAGCTGAATTAATGGGTGAAGCTGGTGCTGAAAATGCTCAAGAAATTATTGAAAATCCAAATGATGTTCCTGATTTAGAAGATGTAGGAGTACCAGCAGATCAAATGGAACCAAACCCAAATGAAACAGTAGGTGAAGTTGTTGGACCAGAAAATGTTGGTGAACAAGGTTTATCAGCACATAGAGATTGGGATTTATTTAGATTAGAAGAAAACTATGAAATTGCAAAATAATGAGTAAAAATATACTTTTTTGTAGCAGAAATGATATTGTTAAACGTACTGTTTTAGGCGGTAATGTTGACC